TCGTTTGCTAACAATTTAGAGAATACTCTTCTCACAATTGGGAAAACTACAGTTTCGAAAGAACCTGAGTTATCTGAAGACGATGCTTCGTTTATTAAATGTGACGCTTGGTTTTCATATAACTGCGCCATGTTTTCTTTAACGTGACCTTTAAGACCCTCTAAGAATCCTAATTTGTCCCATTTGTTGATTGTGTCTTCTTTGATAACTTTCAAGTGTTTTAAACCGATGTTACCAACAAGACCTGATTCTAATAATGCTCCCATTTTAGTATTTTTTAATTTTAATTTTTATTTTGTTATTTTTGTCATCAAATCCTTCATTCTTAAGAATTGTGGATTTTCATAAGTTTTAGACTCAATAAGATTTGTTGCCGAACCTTTTGATGGTGACTTCTGTACTTTAGATTCTACTGATTCTGTAACTACATTACTCTTACCTTCATAGTCTTCTTTCAAAGTCTTATATAAAGCCTTAGATTCCTTTAATGTTTCAACTGAGTCAAAACGTCTTAGGATATTTATTTTTTCTTGCTTGGTTGTTGAATTTTCAGTAAACAAACGAGTAGCATAAGCCAAGTTTGAGTTAAATACAGCAACTTCATTTAACTTCTCTCTAAAGATGTTTAACGCTTTTCTGTATTCTTCATTTTTAGCTCTTAAAGATTCAACTTCAGATTTCAATTCACTTTCAGAAACTGTTGATACTTTTTTCTTAGGTAGACCTTTTCTACCTGGAAAATTGTTTGAACCATTTCCTAATGTACGTGCTGCTTCTGATGTTTCAGCTTCTTCTTCATAAGCGGGTGTTTTTTGTTTCATACCTTTTTTAGTGGTATAATCCATATCACCAGGGTGAGTTTTTGATTCAGCACCATACTTTTCACCTTCTTTCATTTCTTCTTCATTGTAACCTTCATCAACCATTTCAGATTTCTCTTCGTCCTCCTCTTCATTAAATTCAATTTCGAAAACAATCTCCTCTTCAAATTCGTCCATACCTTTTTTGTATGAACCTTCTTCAACTTCCATGTTATCCATTTCAGTTTTTTCATGTTCAGATTCCGTTTGAATTATGTACTCAACATCCTCATCCTCGTCATTCAAGTGAATTTCATCACCATCTTTTTTAACGATAATACCATCTTCATTGCCCATTGCTTTGAAGACTTTTAAGATTTCATCGTCAGATGCCCCTGTTAAGTCTAGAGGAAGTAAAACTTCTTCTTCATCATCTACTTCCAAATCATCACCAGGTAAATCCATCATTAACATGTCTTCCATGTCTAATTCATCACCCTCGATATCATCTTCCATATCTAATTCTTCATCCGCATCCATGTCGCCCATCTCAGGTTCCATTTCAACTTCTTCGTCATCCATTTCAACATCTTGTTCAGTCACTTCTTCTGCAACTTCATCTGTAGTATCCATTTCGACTTCCATTTCAACCGTATCATCTTCTTCTGATAACGATTCTTTTACTAATTCGCTGATTTCTTCCTTCATAGTAGAAGCAAGTATTCCTTTTGCATTTTCAGTTACGGCTTCTTCCAAATTTTTCATTTGTAATAGTGCCTCTTCAACTAATGATTTTTTAGTATTTTCTGCCATTTTAGTATTACGCAAGCGTTTATTTTACTATATAAATATTCAGATATTTAAAAAAAGTTAATTTTCAATATTAATGGCAAAAAAAAATCGGGTATTATCCCGATTTTTAGATTCTAAAATTTAATTAGTTTTATTCGTAAACCTCATCGATTTTACTTTCAGCACATGCTGTGATTCTCCATTCATGTTGAAATCCTTCGAATTTTTTCGTAACCTTAGCCTCAACTTCGGTAACGTTATAACCCCTAACTAATTTCTCTTCTCTGATTTTTTTGATTTTACCACTGTTCTCATCGGGTAAATCATACTGAATTTTTGCTACAAAATATTTTTCGTCCATAATAAAAGTTTTAATACCCTAAATAATCGGATAATTTTTTCATTAAGTCAAGAGATTTGTCCAAACCTTTTCCACCATCTATTCTTGGTTCTTGGGACCTAGCTTTAGTTTCTTCTTCAATATTCTCCTCATACTTGTTTTTATCCTCTTTATTTAAGAATAGATATGCACCTGGAGTTGATGGTGAAGATACTAAGTCAAAACAAATCAATTCGAAATCTTCTTGTACTTCATTTTTTTCACCTCTTTTAACTAAAGAACCTACACCACGAGATGAAACACCCATAGTTACACCTTGTCTCATTAAATTTGCGGCCATGTCACCAGGACAAGAAACTACACCATCCTTATGGAAACCTGGTGATGTTAGTAATTTAATCTTACCCATCAACGTATTTCCTTCCCACCACATATCTGTAATAAGATGTGATACTCGGTCTAAATCTATTAAAGATGATTCAGGGTGATTTAATTCAGAAATTGATAATCCTTTATCTATTGCCTTTTTGTAGTTTTCGGCTTCTCTACGTAAAATCTTTTCAGGGTATATACGACCATTTCTATTTGGCGTATCAAATTTTTGTAATACCGCGTAAAATACGAACGGTTTAGAATGGTCCAATTGTCCATAGGATTCTTTTATAACCTCAGCATTGCGTGAATCTTTTGGTGATATGTAACCTGCGTCCCATTCCACTAATATTCCTTTACCTGTATCTTGTGGTCCTAATATTCTCATGAGTTTTATTTTATAAATATATCAAATCAACTAATTTAGATTTAGGACAACGTCATATTCACTTAAATCATGTTTTAGTGTCTTTTTAACCATCGTGTCTATATTCTTAGATAAGAAAACTTTTATTAAAGTACCTAAAGGTAAATCATCACCTGTCCATTGGTCGTAAGTCGCATAATTTAATGCGAAATTAGTGACATCCTCACCTTCGTAAATTATCTTTTCAATTCTTGATTCAAGAAAAAAATCATCGATTGTTCCTGACAACTTTATATCTGTTAAATAAACATCCATAGAACCATATTTAAAAATCTTATCTGTTTCGATAAATTTATTTAACGATTCTAAAGCATTACTTTCCTCAGACAATTGTTTTTTAACATTATTAAATTGTTTTTCACTTATTAGTATTTTCACGACAAAGTTTTATAATAAATATCAAACTTTTTTTGTTTTTGTTTTAGATAACGAAAAATAAGGTGAGTTATATAACTCATCTGTATATAATGATGAAACTATTTTTTTAATTTTGTCTCTTAATATGGGTGATTTAAAATCTTCATATTCGTTTTTCATAAAAAGTGTTATTTCTAAATTCATGAATGAGCGCTTGTTTAATTGAATACCACTCGTTCTTAAATCTAAATCTACTATTGAATTTTTATGAAATGTTAAACTATCTACACACTCAATTAAATTATGTTGTATTTGTCTTTTTAAATTACCCGCAACACGGTCCCAATTATTAACTTCTTTTCTCGGTTCTATCCACGACTGTATTACAATGTAAATTGATTTTAATTCTTTCGAGTCTACAGTACCATAAAAACATTTAGCATTATCGAATACATTTAGTTTCGAGGTTTTTCCTTTCTTCATTCATTTTCTATTTTCTTTAGTTTATTTGTATTAAATATAAAATATTTTTCTCTGCAAGTCAAAACTTGACGTATGACATTATATTTATTATCATAACAACCATATATGCTAATAATTAAAGTAGGAAAAAATGAACACATTGACAAAGCCCTAAAAAGGTACAAGCACAAAGTCATTAAAACCAAACAAATGAAAGAAATACGTGAACGACAAGAGTTTACCAAAAAATCTCAGAGAAAGAGAAAAAAGATTGAAAAGGCAAAGTATGTACAAAAAATGAGAGATAATGAATATGATAAATAAAAAAAGTGGTCAATTGACCACTTTTTTTATATAATAGAATTAAATTTTATTTATTTAATTTAGACAACAACCACACTTTTAGTATATCCCAATTTCTTGTCGCAAAAACACCGAAACAGAATCCAGCCCAAATTTTAAAGTTTAATATCCAAAGTACTAAACCAACTAATATACTAAGTACTCCTTCAACACCGTTTTTATTAATCCAATCTTTTACTATCGTAAAAATCTTTTTTAAGAATTCTAATACTTTTTTCATAATCCCTGATTTAATTGTGTAAGTTTATAGAGTGATACTAAATCACTTTTAGAATCTGAAATTTTTTGAATTGTTAAATTAATTTTTTCAGATATTTCAGTGTCAGTAGATTCATTTAAATTATTTTGTAATTTACTTAATACTGACTCTTTTAATTCGTTATGTTTTGTTTGAATGTCCTTCTTTGATAGTGATAGTAATTCAGTCAATTCTTTTTTATCCGATTCACTAATATTTTCAAATTCTTTATTAAATGAATTTGATGCAATTTTTAACATAGAAGATAAAGGAATATTAATTGATTCTTTTACAACTTTAATTTCTTTTTCTGTTGTTATAAGATTTTTAATATTTTTCTTAGATTCTAAAACATTTTCTAAATTTTTGATAGATTTGTTGTTATACACTACATTATCAATATCACTATATTCACTATCAATATCTTCAGATAAAATACCATCAATCCATTCAGATAGTGATGTGATTTTATTAGTGTTTTTGTCAATCAATCTTTGTAATTCTTCAATAGATTCATTTACGTAATCAGAAGCGATTTCTTTGTCTAAACCCTTTTTAGATGATAAATCATCATAGATATAAAAAATCTTTGATATTTCTTTGTTCTCTAAAATATTCTTTTTGAAATTTTTCATATGCCCTTTAAATGATTCTTTACCGTAAAGATGAGACAATGAACGTTCAATTTTAGTTTTAATTTTTCCGAAAGGTTTCATATTATTTTATTTTATAAATATTACTATTTCAGTAACTCGCCCAATTTATCATCTATTTCGCTTAAAGACTTCTTACCTTTAGATAGGTCTAACGAATCTATACCATTAATTAAATCATCTTCTAAAATTAAATTTAAATCATTGGCCATTTTAGATTCAGGTGCCAATTCTGGTGGTGGTGCAGCGGCTTCTTCACCACCACCACCTAAGTCAGGCATTGGTGGTTCAGCACCCCCTAAGTCACCCCCTAAGTCACCCCCTAAGTCTCCAAATCCTGTGTCAGCTGGTTCTGTTACTTCACCTTCAGGTGTTGCACTACCACCTTCACCAGGTTTGTTACCGTATAACTTATCAATGTTAGCAAATATACCTGTCTTAGTGATAACCTCAGCAGTCTTTTCAAGTTCTGCGGCAACCGCCTTTTCAATACGTTGTTGTTGTATATCTAACTTAATTTCTTCATCGGAGAATCCAAGAATATGTTTTTTAGCCCATGATGAAGACACAGGTAATATTCCATTACCAGGGTCAGATGTTGCATCACGATAAAGTTGAATCTTAGATTGCCATTGTTCAATCTTAAGAAGGTCTGCTTGTGTTGATGGATTAGTAAGTCCTAATGTGAAATTGTTAAGTTCATCTTCAAAACCTAAAAGGTAAAGGTGAATAATAGCAATTTTGTTTAACTCTTGAATCATAGATTTTTGAATTCTATTGATTGTACGAGCAAAACGAATGTCCTGTAATGACAGGTTCTTACCATCCCCAACAACTTCTTCAAAACCTAAAAATGCTTTAGGTACACGAAGTGCTGTAAGGAGTTTCTTTTGGATATATTCAATATCCGCAATTTCAGCTAAATTCTGAGCTCCAGGTAATGTGTCAATTGGGTTCGGAGCGTTAGGGTCACGAACGGGTATGAAATAATCTTGGTCTACCGCCATTTGATTATATCTTAAATCGACATTACCGTTTGACGGGTCCACAATCTGGTCTCGTTTGAATTTATTGGCGACTCGGTTTACATACGGTTCGACATCTTTGTCATCCATATTACCGACAAAGATTTTAAACACCCTTCTTTCAGGTGCTCTTGATGTTCTGTAAATTAACATTGCATCTTCGGCCAATAATAATTGTTTCCAAATTCTTCTGGCTTTTTCAAGCATTGACGTACCATATGGGAGTTTGCGGTCATCACCTAACAATCTAAAGTGAGCAATTTCCCATGTGTTGAATTCCATGTCCTTATCTTTCCATATGAATTTTAAAGAATCGTTTTCAGTTGTAGAATTACTTTTGTTTGGAGAATATTTCATACCTCTCTCCAAACGTTCAATTTGAATGTTTGGTAATTGTTGACCACCCATAATACCCTTTTCAGGGTCAAGTTTTAAGTAAACAAAATTGTCCCCAAATTTACAAGTATTTCTTGTCCACATAGGTAGGTTAGTATTAATATCAAGTCTATTGTTGAATAAGTCTCCAAGTACTGATTTAATACGTTTACTTTCTGAATAAATTTGTAATATAAATCCATCTTCATTTGTCGTTGTAGATTCCTCGGCATATATATCAAGGGCTGCAGATATTTCAGGAGTATACTCCATACTTTCGTAATCATAATATGATGCCAATCTTGTTGGTTCATAATAAACGGCTTGTGTATATAAATTGTTTTCGATTTTAGTCCATTGCTGACCTAAATAAAGAGATTGTTGTGCTTGTAACTTTTCCTTCTCAAACTCTTGTTTGTTTGGAGTTTTTAACAACTCTTTTTTATCAAATTTATATACGGGAGATTGTTGGTCCAACGTTGAATCGGGTCCAAATACTTGACCTAACCTCTGCCATACTGTTAAATTATTTTTTGCCATTTAATTACTTTTTATATAAATAGTAAGAAATATTTAATTAAGTTAAATATCACTTACCGAATAACCATAAATACTTCTCATAGTCATTTCTTGTGGGATTATGATTCATACCACGATTATAATTACTATTTGGCATAACAGGAATTGACGGGTTAAAGTCTTTAGAGTTGTCTTTGTATTCATTTGTCGAAATACTCCAACTATCCAACATCGCCTTTGTTTGTTCTGTAACTTTTTCTAATTGACTAAAGGAACTCTCACCAACATAGATAGACATCGCCATAGCCATAATAAGGTCATCATGTTGTCCCTTTTGGTGGTCAGGTCTACCATTGATGTAAACGAAAGTACCCAACTCATTAAACAACCTCATAGAACGTATTCTAAAGTCGTGTCTTAACGCCTCTTCAAACGCAGCAACAATCTGTACCCTTTTTGAATTAAAGTTTAAACCAGGTATCTTTTCATGTATCTTAGGATTATATTTCCACTTATCAGCAACGTTAAGTCCATCAACATACAAATTCTTATAACCCATCTCTTGTAACTTACGTGAAGTCGAAACT